AACAAATTTTCACCGGAAGTCCGCCAACGCGCCATCCGTATGGTGCTGGATCACGAGGCAGAGCATCCGTCGCGGTGGGCAGCCGTTTCATCTATTGCGGGCAAGATCGGTTGCTCGCCAGCCACGCTGCATGAATGGGTGAAGAAGACCGAGGTCGACAGCGGCAAACGAGCAGGCCTGCCGAGCGACGCGGCCGAGAAGATGAAGGCTCTGGAGCGGGAGAACCGCGAGCTTCGTCAGGCCAACGAGATTTTGCGTAAGGCGTCTGCTTATTTCGCGATGGCGGAGCTCGACCGCCCCTTCAAACGATGATCTCGTTCATTGACGAACACCGTGGCGTGTTCGGGGTCGAGCCGATCTGCAGGCTTTTGCCGATTGCCCCGTCAACCTACTACGAGAACGTCGCCAAGCGCCTGGACGTGGATCGCCTGTCGACCCGCGCCCGCAGCGATATCGGCCTGAAGATCGAGATACGCCGGGTGTTCAATGAGAACTTCCAGGTCTATGGCGTGCGCAAGGTCTGGCGGCAATTGCAGCGGGAGGGCTTCGACATCGCCCGCTGCACTGTCGCTCGGCTTATGAGGGTGATGGGGCTGCAAGGCATCATTCGTGGCAAACCGATCCGCACGACGATCAGTGACAAGACCGGCCCATGCCCGCTCGACCGGGTGAACCGGCACTTCTTCGCGCCTGCGCCGAACATGCTCTGGCTTTCTGATTTCACGTATGTTGCGACCTGGCAGGGCTTCGTTTACGTCGCGTTCGTAATCGATGCCTTTGCTCGCCGCATCGTCGGTTGGCGGGCAAGTCGGACTGCCCATGCGGGTTTCGTTCTCGATGCACTCGATCAGGCGCTTCATGATCGGCGGCCCGTGCACCGTGGTGGACTGGTCCACCATTCCGACCGCGGATCGCAATATGTGTCCATTCGCTATTCCGAACGGCTAGCGGAAGCGGGCATCGAGCCGTCTGTCGGAAGTGTCGGCGACAGCTATGACAACGCTCTCGCCGAAACGATCAATGGTCTTTACAAGGCCGAGGTCATCCATCGGCGAGGACCGTGGCGAACCTTCGAAGCCGTGGAGTTCGCCACTTTGGAATGGGTCGACTGGTTCAATAACCGCCGCCTTCTGGAGCCCATCGGCAACATACCGCCAGCCGAAGCCGAAGAACGATATTACGCCATGCTGGACGCACCGGCCGTGGCCGCTTAACTTAAATGAAATGGCCTCCGGCAAACCCGGCGCGGTTCACTCACTTATTGGTACAATTGCCGGCGGCGTCTTGCAAAAGAGAGGCGCAACAAACCTCGTTAAAAACGTACTATATGAAGGCCGCTTAGGGCTTATTCAAAAGCGTCGACGACTAGGCCCACGTTGGGCCAGCAGTGTCTCAAGCTCCAACAATCGACGACGGTTCTCTGCACTGTGCGATTCAAACCCGCGCAGATGTTCCCCATTCATATAGTGTCCAATTACTCCGCTCTTCAATACCGGCATAAAGGACACCTTCCCCAGCTGAAAGACCAAATGCCAGAGGAGGTCGAAATTGGACGCAAGCCCGAATGCAGTAAAATCCACCTCTCCGAAATCGAGGAAGACCTTGCAGCGACTTCCAGTCCACCGTTGTACTATCGCGGGAGCTTTTGCAGTAGGCATCCACCATGCGCGAAGCTCAGCAAAAAAATCTGGCTCAGCACTAAAAACAGCGCGGCGGAAAGCTTCGGCATCTCGCTTAAGCCTAGTTCCACTCACGATCCAAGCCATTTGCGGGCGATAGAAAGCCTCCCGTGAAGCCAATTCATCCGGGTGTAGAGCTGAGTATTGAAATTCAATGACTTCGCCGCTGGGGGTCTTGATATCGGCAATGTGGACCTCCCCGCTATCAGCGAGGTGACGCACTTCCTGCCACTCCTTAGGAAACTTGTCTTTCCAGCCCCGGTGCCATTCCGTTTCCGGCTCTCACCAGTGGTCACACTCAAGGCGACCTTTATGGGCCCAATGATGAAGTTTCTTAGCCCCACATTTTGCGATCATTGGCGATCCGCAACCGATGCAAGCACCTAGCAGTTTCGGGGTTGCTTCCTGACGGACTCCGTCTACCAAGGCATATTTCATCCTACGCTCCAAGTGCCTTTAGCTGTGCCATCATCTACAAAGTAAACGGCAATTGTATAGGAACTTAGATACGCCAGGCAGGGATACGTAAATGTGCAATATGGGAGTGGGAAAGCAAACAAATACGGATTCTGCATCCCCGACGCTCCATTCAGTTGCACTGTGATTTGTTCACGATCTGATCGAAATCCGTAAATGTTCTATATGGGAGTGGGGAGCCAAACATTTACGGATTTCACCTTTCCATCATCGCCAACGGTAGGGGAAGGCGTGGGAAAAACTCTAAAATCGATGAGAAAAACTCACCTCATGCAGCAGCCTTCTCGGGCGATTTTAGAGTTTTTTGCAGGGCTTCTCCCGGGATAAACAACTCAATTTCTAACTCTGGATAAAACTCTGCCCGCAACTTCATCAATGCTTCGATGACCCTATCGGTATCCGGCGTGCGATGCGGCTCGAACGGCTTTCTCTTGCCGTTGTCGATATCGCTGATTTTGCACGGTATACCGCAACTCACCAGAGCGTTAATGAAATCCGCATGCTTCAATTTCAGGTTACTACGGATGAGATCGAATCCTGCCTGATGTTGCTGATAAGCCCGGGTTAGGTCCTCTCGAAGCCTTTTGATATCCCCATCAGCTTGCCGCAGATATTTCTTGGCTCTATCTCCAAGAGAATCCTTGGATGTGCGGTACGTCGTGAACGCGCTGTAATCCTTGAGTGATTTCAGAACACGAGGGGATTTCTTGTTGTAGCTTTCCCAGTATTCGCGCACGAGGTTGAATTCTGTAACATCCTCGACCGGCCGCGTTTCAAATGTGAGATGTGTGTGCTGCCCACCTTCAAATTCAAAGGTAGTATCGCGTGCATTTGCGGGTGTTCTTTTCCAGTCAAATTCCATTGAAAGACGTTTGGTCACTGAACGAAATACGAAATCGGTTTCGCCACGCAGCATTTCTTTGATGCCGACGCCTGATTTGTACTCGAATTTCTGATCGGGATAGCGGTTTAGGAACAGGCGTAGCGTCTGTTGGTTCTCTTCAAATGGATCATTGAGCGGATTTGTCTTGATACCCCCTTTTTGCAAGACGATTCCGTTGTCACCATCACCCATTTTCAACGTTGCCGCGCCGCGGGTTCGCCAGCCGACAGGTTGGCGAACTGTATGCTTGATCTCCAATGGATTGCTGTTGTCGAGATGACGACGAGTTGCTCGAAACGATTTGAACAACTCACCGCTGGTAGCCGTTTCGATATCTTGGTCGCTGGCATTTGAGAGGAAGCCATCGGTTGTCACGCTGAAAACATGTACATGTTCGGCAAAGCCGTTGAGAATTTCACCGAGGACCGCCCTTGTATATGACGTGATGAATGATGCGAAATATGGCTGTGTGATCTTGCTCGGCGGAAGCGCTTCCATTCCATCGTCTTGTAGGTTGTATACCCGCTTTTCGCGCAGGCCCTGTGCCGTCTTTCCGTAAGTGCTGTTTCCCACCTCTTTCCAGAACAGGTTGTCAAAAGTCCCCTTCGGATGCGCCATGCGCTTTTCGATGCTGGTCTTGATGAAGTCCCTGAAAGCCGGATGATGGCGATTGGTGGGAACATGTACACCCTTACGGAATGTCAATCGTGCACCGAGCTTCTTGGCCAGGTACAGCTCTGGCGCTGCGCACTTCGAATTGCCTTTGCGAGGAAAAATAATCCCATTGGCCGTGCGAACAGGCAGTGTCGGAAAGCGTACAGACTGCGGGAATTCGAAATCCACCGAGAAGAAGCTGAGATCGTGCGGCCCGACGTCATCAAGCGCTGTCAGATTGGTGATGTTATCCCAGTCAGGCATGCCGATTAATGACATTGCCGTCGTGTATGCCGAACTGAGGTCGTGATCCCGCCACTCTCCTTCATCCGCAATGCCGAAAATGAACTGCTCGTTCCGGCCGCCGTGGTAGGTCTCCGTTATGAACGCCTCGTTGAAATACGCTTCCTCCTTCAGCGGCGTCACGGTCTTGGTTTTGAAATAGCCGTGCTTCTTGCTGAAGATTTTCTCTTTGACGGTATCGCGTCCCAAGATTTGATTGCTGTCCAACCCTTTTTGTTGCCATCCCTGAAGCAGGAGTTTTGTCCCAAAGGAGGTTAAGGTTGCCGGCATTTTGAACGATGCGAAAAGCGTCTGGCTTTGCTGAATGATACGCTCTGCAAAGCGTACGCACACCTGAGCATCACGGATTGCATACTCGCGGAAATCGCTCCATCGCTCCCTACGAAAGCGCGCCATGTTCTCCTTGATTTCCCTGTCTTCCTGCTGGGTTTTGCCGAGTTGAATCTTCGGGAAGCCAAGAAGATCGCCGATACCTGCCAAGGATTTCGCGTTGCTCGGCGCAAGCAGAATGGTATCGCGGACAAGGACGCTGAACTCTGCAATCGCTGTATCAGCCTCGCCAAACTTTACGGAAATTGCGCTGTCGATGCTGACGAATGTGCTTCTGACGTTGGAAGTCAGCCGAGCATTGTCCTTGAAGTCGCTGAATGCGGGAAAGTCCGCCCGGATAAAATGGCCGAGGAGGTAGATGGAATTTGGCAGCTTCAGATCGGGAAATTTCTCTATCAGTGAACCGATCGCAAAGCCCACAAACTCGGTGAGGGTCAAGCGCTGATCCGCATCGGGAATAATAATCCCGTCAGCTTCAGGTGCGTCGGCCTGTACGTCTTTGGTGATCAGCTTGATTGAAAACTGGTAGGAAAGAAGCTCGTTTTTTGCACCTGCTTCAATGGTGCTCTCCAGTTCGTTGTCAGCTACCGACTGATATTCGGTGTCAAAACCGATGAGGAGATGAGCGCTTGGCTCTTTCTTTCGCCGTTGTTTTTTTCCGGCGACAGGGGGCTCAGAAATGTTCTGGCTTTGAATGGTGACAGTTTTTGTTCTGCCGCCGTGATCGTCAGGTTCGATCTTAAAGGTGAATTCGTTCGCAAGCGTGGACTTATGCATCTACTCCCTTTCTAGAGTTGACCACATCGAGGTGTGGGGAGCGGCGATATAATCCTAAAGGTCTCCTAATGCAAGTTCGCGTTGTGGCGTTGAGCAATGCCCTGCTTCGGCGGGACAATCCCGCTGTTACGAAAAGGGAGCCTATGTCGCTGGTAAAACGCGGAAATTCCAAGTTCTGGTATGTGCAGTTTCAGATCGATCATCGAACGATAGTCCGTTCGACAAAGACGACCGACCGCAAGGTTGCCGAACAGGTCGCGGCGAAGATTCGCGCTGATGTCCACGCTGAACTGCTGCTCGGCAAAAAGGAGCTGATCACGCTGGAGACGGCGCTTCGTCGGTTTGCGAACACGAAGGCTGGAACCGCGAACTACCGCAATCTGGAAAGCCAAATCAGGATCATTCTGAGGACTATCGACTGCTCGACTCCTCTGCCGAAGGTCAATTCCGACACGCTGGAACAGTTTCGGCAGAAGCGTTTATCCCAAGGGTGCGGATCGCAGACGATCAAGCACGGAATGAACTGTTTGATGGGAGCAATCCGGCTTGCTCGAAAGGACGGTTATCAATGTCCGTCAATCGACGCCCCCTTGATTAGAACAGCAAATTCCAGAGTGCGGTATCTGAGTGTTGAGGAAGAGCGCCGCCTACTGCGCGAATTAGACCCTACACGCGTCACCAATGGTCTATCTGCTGAACCCGCTCGTCGTGCTGATCGCCAGAAATGGATGCAGGACAATTATGATCTGGTCGTCATGCTGATCGACACCGGCGCGCGCTATAGCGAAGTCGCCAATATCGCATGGAAGGACATCGATCTTAACGGTGGCGAAATACGCTTATGGCGCTCTAAGGTTCAAAACGAGAGCGTGATCTATATGACAGACCGTGTGGAAACGATTCTTCGCCGCCGCCGAAGGGAGAGCAACGGTCTGACCGTCTTTGCCAACAAGGCGGGGAAGAGGCGGGGATACTCGGCGATTGCCATCCGCAAGGCGTTCCGTCGCGCGGGTCTCGATGATTGCACGATCCATACGCTTCGGCATACGCACGCAACGCGCCTTGTTCAAAACGGGCTGTCCATTCAAGAGGTCAAGGCCGTGCTCGGTCACACCGATATCCGAACGACAATGCGATATGCCCATCTTGAGCAGGCTGTCGTTACCCGCAAAGCGCGTGACATCGTGAATGCCCTCAACGCTGCCAATTTCTCTGCTGAAGGTAGAGCGTAAGCCTCTCAAGCTTATTGCCTAGCGTGAGTTACATTGGGAACCCTGCTGGAGAGACGTCGGCATCGTTGCGGTGGGAGAGTTTCCTTCGAGTTTAAGCGCCTAACCCTGCAAGGTCTCGACAAGTGAGGCGGCTCGCCATCAGATGAGGTCAAAAAAGCCGAGAAGCCTGTCTCTGCAGAAATATCTCCATGCGAACAGAAATCCAAAAGGATGGAGAGCTGGAGGGGACACGACCGATTGCAGCTTCTTTAATTTGCTCGACGCCCCATGATCCAGATAACCCATCAAACTTTGAATCTGCCACAACGTCCGCCGCAACCGATGAATAATGGCTCGCGTACGTGGCCGCCTCTCTTTTTTCACGATAGTAAAAGAAACGCCGATCGTTGGTCGGAAAGTCGATACGCGGCCTCCATCCTCCTCTAGCAAAGACAAGATCGTTGCGGATAGGGTTTATCGATCCGTAATCTCCATAGTATATCCCTGAGTTATCATTGATCTGTCGTATGATTTCTTCGTAAAGATAGGTTTCTTCAGCCCTGAATAGGCCATGATCCTCGCTGCCCAACTCTGTAACGTTGCTTGGGAAGGAGGTGGCAAGCACGACTATTTCAATTTTTGGAGTCAGCCCTCTAACCTGCTGGATGATTTTGCTGGTTCTAAGTGCGTGCAGAATTCCGGTTCCGGTACGTATAAACTCATGATCGATCACCAAAATGAAGCGGCGTCCTGAGGAAACATGCTGATTTATCTCTGAGGCCAAAAGCGTGATGTCGTAAAGAAAGTCTGTGTCGTGCAATACAGAGGCGCGGTATGCCACCGCACCAAACTTTGTCATTAGAGCATCAAGCTGATTCCGAACATTATCTTTGTATTCGTCGGCGGTCTCATTATCTGCGGGATTTATAAGAAGCGTGGGAATAATGTTTTTCAACCCATCACAACGCATCTGCAAACAGAAATTCTGCCAGCGTGAGTAACCGCTATCTGAAATGGTCAACTCGCTGAGTTCTGCGCACGAGAGCGACGGTTCCCGCGTCATGTCGAGAATTGTGACACCACTATCCGTGAAGTCACTCAAGGCGGAATCAATACTTTTCTGATAGTCAAAAATTCCTGGTGTGGAAGGCCATTGGTCCTCTGGAACTGCCTGTCCAGCCCTAGGTTTTTTCCGGCCACGGGTGAGCTCGATTATCGGGATTATGTCCCGCTTATGATGGTGGTTGAAGCTTCGCCAGCAACGTGTTTCAGATTGCGCGGTTTTAAAAAGCAAAAAATATTCGTTAGCCATTCTAGCGCACTGCCCATCCTAGCTGGGAAGCCCGAACTCTGACTGCTTCCGGGGAAACATTGAAATTCGTGGCAACGGCCCGGACTTCACCATTTGCACGCTTGATGAAATCAACGAACTCTTCTTCAGGCATCAGAATTTCGGCAGCAACCCTATTTGCTTGATATTCAATCGCGTTTCGCTCGTCATTTCGGAAGAGAATTCTCTCACCCTCGGGTTTAGTTCCGATATGCTCTCTATGTAACTGATAATGCGCATATTCATGCGCCATTGAGAATCTCTGGCGATTCTTATGATGACGAGAGTTTACTGCGATTTTAAAGCTATTATCGGCCAGCTTCATTATATAAGCGTCCGCGTCGCCAAGATCTTCATACGCGAGTTCTAATTCAGGATTCTCTTTAATTGCCTCCTCGATACTCGTGCAGCCGTTCTTTATGAATTGCTTCCGCCGAAAATACTCTAGGATGCGTTCTGGGGTGTCGAGAGCGGTCGCGTCCAAATCCCTGTCGAACGTGACAGTTCCTAAAACAGAGGGGTCGATAGGTCTGTTGGGTCGCTTCTTCATTGTGTCGCAATTGTTCCCGGTATGTCGTAGCCGTCTTCTTCCAACACTGTAATGATCGTTTCCAGCCGTACTGCGAGTTCCCGTGTTCTCTGTTCGATCATCGTATCTGCGAGTGCGCCTAGTTTGCCTTCAATGGAAATGACGGCAGCATTCGAAGCGAAATAACGCTCAACCTCGCCCTCCATCGATTCTTGAGCATGATGTCCCGCCGATATTCGAACAACGAGAAATGCAAGCGTTGCAAGTATCGCAAGGAAACCAATTAGGATGGTAATAATCGTCCCATAGAAAGTTGTGATAGCCGATAGGTATTCCCCCGAATCCCATGCTTTGTCGAAGAAGCAATAGTGAAATTTTCCATCAACCCCGCAGGTCGCGTTTTTCACGAAGTCTATATCGACGAAGAGATATAAAATGAGGACTATTGCAAGCGTGGCAACGATCCCGCCTACAACTCCGGCAAAAAAGCAAACCCAAAAAGCAGCTTTTTGAGTTTTAGCTGTAGGCCCATTTTGGCCTGGGGCAGATTTTGACATTGTCGTTAAAAGAATGCCTCTGAAACACGAATCGCAACCATATCGTACTTGAGGTATCTATCCTCGTCCATTGGTTGGGTTCTGCGGAAATGGCCTCGTTAATCGCTTTACATGTCGGCGATAAGACTTGGGCTTCTGTCGAATTTTCAGGCAAATTGGCTGGTTCGGCATGCTTCCGTTTGGTCGATAATTAAGTTTCCTTCCCGATTCGAACTCGATCCCATTGTTTCGGGGCGCGTGGATTCTTAACCTTCAGTCATTTTTTGGGGAATGTGGCTTTCGTTGACGGAAACAAGCGACAGGGGGATGAAGCCTCGATGACGTCAAGCTCTCCCGATTTCGACTGTGATTTTCGCAGCGCCACAACCTATGACGCGGGCCAGCTCGAACTGATCATTCAAAAAGCTATGTTTGAGATATATGGGCGATTTGAATGCGATCGCTGCTTCAACGCTTCGTCTCTCTTTGCGGAAATCGCTGTTGTGGGCTCGGAGATCGTTGGCGTTGCTGCATTCGTAAAGAGCCGGCTGACTTGTCTTTATGTCGTGGAGCACTTCAGGAAATCTGGGATCGGAACCTGCGTTTTGCACAACGCAACGCTCTCTGGTGTGAGGGCTGTAACAATTCCCTTCGGTAATTTTCGGGCGCTGACATTCTTCGAGCTCAGAGGATGGCGCTCTCACGGTGAAACCGTACTCGATATTGGCGGCGAGGAATTGCAGGGCATTGCTATGCACTATCGAAAAGGGAATTAACAAATAAAGCTGGACTAGCGCACGAGCTCCTACGCCTTGAGCCTAAATAACCAACATAGGCTCGAACTAACTACCTTACGGCTATCCTCTGCGTTAAAATTCGATTCGGTTACACATTTTCATCCTGCTCTTCGGTGGGAGTATATTATTATGTTTAAATGTATTGTAGAAATAAACTGATTGTAGAAATTTTATTATTGTTATTTGTAATTTATATGTAATTATATATTGTTGGTTTTTATTATTAAAATCAGTGGTTGCTTTTCATATATTATTGTGGCTATTTTAAAAATAGAACAAAACATGAACAATATTTAATGAGGCGGAATGTAAATTCAGTTAAGTTGGAGAAGGTAATCGGTCGACAAAGCAGACCTTTACAAGCATTGAAATGGACAAATGAACAATGAATAAAATGAAAAAATCTGAATATAGTGAGGCACTTGTTGGATGGGTGAGGGATTTAATCAAGGAAAGATATGAGGCTGAGAAAGCTGCATATCAAACATTTGAGAGTTATCTAATATCCAATTTCTACCTCGTAACACTGGTCTTTAATCAGAGTAAAATCTTACAAAAATATAAGGATGAAGATCAGGAGTATGCGGTTGGTGAGGTTGAATTAAAGCAATTCCGTCATCTGTATAATCTTGTTTGCCGAGAGGCATTAGGAAGAAAATATAATAAGGCTCAAAACTCTGAGAAGCCTCTGAGTATTGCTTGCATTGATGCGAATGGGTCACGCTACTGGAGTGAAGTGGGTGACTTGGATAACATCCATATACATTCTGTCTGGCTTATGAATCCTTCAATGAAGGAGTGCTTCGATAGGGTTGTCAAGAATATGGTAGAGAAACCTAGCGGTGCAATTGATATCGAGAACGTTGATGTTAAGCGGTATACAGGTGAAGTAGATAAAGTAATATCATATACAATGAAATTTGATGCATTCACTAGGGATGGTGACGATATAGGAGTGACATTTCATATACTTCCAACACCTGTTTGATGGTGTAAAGTATATACATTGTAAAGGTATCAATTATTTTGATTTTCGCCGCCCCGGTCTAAGCGGTGATGGCTTGCTCTCACTGTCTGCTGGCTGAATGAACAGCTGGGAAATGTGCACTTCGAGTGCATTGGCCAATCGGGCGAGGATTGCAACAGTTGGGTTGCGTTTCCCTCTTTCCAGATACCCCACATACGCTCGTTCGACCTCGGCGATCAAAGCCAAATCGTCCTGAGAAATTTTGCGTTCAACACGCAACCTCCTGAGATTCCAGCCGACTAGCTCTTGCACTTCCATGTGCAACAGGAATCACTTGCGCTTGAACAAAACCACGTAATATAGGACCATAAATTGAAGGCGAGATTGCAGCTCGCTGTAACGTGGAGAACGAAATGCAAGAGACCCCATCGGTAGCGACAATCGAATGCCCCTACTGCTCGGAAGTGATCAATGCGAAGTCGAAGAAGTGCCGTCATTGCGGTGAAATTCTCGACCATCAGATGCGCGAAATTGAACTTCTAAAATCACAGCGTAACAGCCCGAACGTTTTCATGAATGCCGGGGGTGCAGCGGCGGCGGCTTCGTCCGCATCGTCTTCATCTTCGGGCGGGGAGGGGAATCTATTGCGCCGATTTCCGCATTGGATTCACATACTCATTACCATCGTGACAGGTGGTCTTTGGTTCCCGGTGTACCTGTTGATGTATCTATTCAGGAACAAGCGGTATTACTATTGAAGGTCGGGCCTATCTTTAGAAGAATTGGGGATGGAAAAATGATGAAGGTGCTGAGTGTAATCTGCGGGACCCTGTTTTTTTCTGGAGTTTTGATTTCCCATGGGCACACATCCCCTTTGGCTTCCTTAAAAGAAAAGGTGAATGATGTAACAGAAAATGTTTCTACGACGCTCAGCGGCAAGGCGATGGCTACCGCATCGGAGGTGATGCTTAGGGTTGCTTCTGAATTCGCGCTTGTGAAGCCTCAGTTGGAGTCTTTAGGTTATCATCTATCAATTGTAGATTTTCAGATGCTCCCACCGTCTGTCCACCTATGCATTATTTCTGTAGGTAGCAATGAGGTCGCCGAGGATTTCGAATATGAAGGGGGAAATATTTCGAAGATGTTATTGCAGTCCGCCTTTTCAGCTAAAAAGGCGCAGAATTTAATTGGATTGAAGTACGTTGTTGTCAATATGAGTGTAGGTTCAGAATCGAATATACGTGTATCATACTATTCAGAGGGTGATTTCTCTGATGTTGGTGAGGAGATTGTTGGTAAGGAGAGCATCAATAATGCTTGTAGTTCATCAGTAAAAAAGAGGCCTATATGATTGTATTATTTAAAGTATGATATTTTCGGGGATGGTTATTTGAGGGGTGAAGTTATTCGAGCATTGCCGTTGAATGGATCGCTTCCTTCGTAGATGCCGTAGTTCATGGTTTTACACAACGTAGTCAACGCAAGCCCCAAGCTCTCTCCCGTTCCTGATCTGATCGAGCACGTTGCGGGAGAGTTTGCTCCGGCGGTTATGGCAATCTGGGGAAACCGTGATGTTGGTGAGTATTTGATAGCAACATCCGCTCAGCGCCATGTCTGGCACGCAGCCCTTGCAGCGGGCGATCATGATTGCCTGCCAACTCGTAAATGGCTGACCGAAAACAGGCGAAAGGTGATCTTGAAGCGAGCCTACGGAAGCTATCCATCAGGTATGATTCGATTGCTTTCCAGGCTTGGTCCCCGTGCGGAAACGAAGGAATTCTATCGTGCTGCGTATGTGGCGATGAGCCGTGGGGATATGCTGACAAGCATATTGCAGCACTCGAAAACGATTGACCCTCACGTTGTTTTTGCAGTTGCCGAACTGCCAATAGATTTGGTCAGCGTTCGGATGGCCCGCCATTTGTTGCGAAGGGGGGCTTCTGCTTGTGAAATTGCTGAAATGTCCTGGCTGGTGAAGCTGGTTGTCGAAGTGTCAGGATCGGTGGCTATTCTGAATCTGGTGGCTAATTCCAAGAACCCTGTAGTCACGGTGCGCAAGGCAATTACCCGTCTTTCGTTTCCCGCTCCACCGTGGAAGGCGGAGGGATTGATCCCGGTGCAATCGGCTGAAGAGCTTTCCGATATTGCTCGTCGTTTAGGGAACTGCCTGAGTGACCACGATATTTTCTATTCGTCTTGCCTCGATGTTCAGGCAGGAATTGCATTCTATTTCATCACTCGATCAGCCAAGCCGCTGCTGTTGAAGTTCACCAAGTTCGGTGGCGTTGGCTGGTATCTTGATGAATGTCGTGGCGAGGGGAACCGTCATCCGACTGCGGAAGAGATGGAACGCATTGTCGGTGTTCATTCGCATATCGAGACTGTGTGGTACCGAAGGCTGAGCTATGAAATGCGGTAAGGGGACTCGGATTCCTCGCGGGAACCTCTAAGGTCGTGACCACAAGGGAAGAATATGAGGTGTTCAAGATAGCCGCCAACCTGAACCGCTGGACCCTTACTATATTAATGGCCGCAATCCCTGTTGCCGCCACGGCGTCCGATCGGGTGCCTATTGATGACGGAGCATATCTGGATAGGAAGGATTGCGATCTGGCCGAGCGCGGTGAACTCGATTTGGTGTCATTCACGATTGGAAAGGCCGGGCGGGAAGTTTCATTTGAAGAAGCTGGATGTCTCGTCGCCAACGTGAAACCCGTCCGTGCAAATCGATATGACATTGAACTGGATTGCCGGGAGTTTGAGGATGTGTACCGGCACCGGATGTTCCTTGACGTTATAGCCAAAGACCATATCCGGGTTGATGGTGACGACCGTTATCTCTGCAAAAAGGGGTTCCTCGCTGACGGGCCTTCCGCCTCCGACCCTGCTGCATCGGTGAATGCTCTCATCGAGAAATGGGAAGGGCTAAACGAGAATTGCCGTGGTGGAAGCGGTGATGATCCCAGTACAATAAAAGAATGTAATCAAAGGACCGGAGTTTCCGAGCGCTTGGAAGCTCTCGGATATTGCTATGGCGGCGAAGCTACTGTCACATCGGAATGGAGGAGGTGTGAATAACGCGGATCATCGAGCTCACCAAATCGCAGCGGTAGGCTGATGCCGCCTCGCGTTTTCAGTTCTGCCCCCACACTTTTGTTGCCTCGATCACCTTTCGGTAGGCAGGCCAAGGCCTGCATGAGTGACCGGACGCGATCAGTTGAACAACTGGCCGCAAATCGCTTGCTTCATGTCCCCGCTTCACGCTTCATTTTGTTCTTGAGCGATGGTCTAGGCTGGCATATCGCCGGCCTCACTTCATCCGGCAAAATGCCGGATAGACCGGCACTATGCGGCTTTCTGTCGGCATATTGTCGGCAGGCAATCGGGGGCCTCGAATTGCCGATGAACGGGTGATCCGCGAGGCGAATTGCCCGAGCTGGCGGGCGCTCATCATGCCGAGGCCGGTCGAGTGCCCGGAGGACCGGCTCGGTTGACCGTATCCCGTCGGGAATCTTCCACGGCTCCAGCTTCGGTCGTATGGGTAGTAATTGATGCCAGGATGCCGGAATCTGGTGGTGCTTTTATAAAGCTCATCGAAAAATCGCCCGTCTTCTAAAATTAATACCCAATATTATTTCTCGCTAGCCCGCTGTTTCCTTGAGAAAAAACAGGATTTTCCCTGCTGGGTTGTGCGATGGAATCCGTTATTTTTCTTGCAAAATACGTGGATTTCACTATATTGCTGCTATCGAACTTTGCTTGTGACCTTTGTCTTCGCCCTAGCGGCCCGGTCGGATCTCCTCTCATCGTCGATTTATATGGGCTGCCAACCGGGCAGCCTCACCAACGGTTGAAAGGAAATCGTTATGAATTCAGGCACTGTAAAGTGGTTCAACAGCACCAAGGGCTTCGGTTTCATCGCTCCCGATGACGGCGCGACGGACGTGTTCGTCCATATTTCGGCGGTTGAGCGCGCCGGCCTTCGTTCCCTCGCCGAGGGCCAGAAGGTAAGCTTCGACATCGTGCAGGACCGCAAGTCCGGCAAGAGCTCCGCAGACAACCTGCGCGCTGCATAAGGAATTGTCGTCCCTCTTCGCTGACCACGGATGTACTGGCAGCGTCGATGGCGAGCGACGGGAAGAGGTCGGGTCAATCCCGGCCTTTTTGTTTTCAGACAAGATGCGATGTGCGGAAGGGACTGGCCATGAGCCGGGTAATCTACGCTGTCGGCGATACCGTCAGGCTTAAGCCTGACCTGTTCCGCCGGGCAGAAGGTGGCGGAATTTGCCGGATCGCGGGAATTCTGCCTTCCGATCACGGAGAGGTGCAGTATCGCGTGCGTCTCGGCAACGAAACGTTCGAGCGCCGCATCCTGGCGAGCGATATCGACGCGCCGGAGGCAATGGCGGCGCGCTCCGCTGCGGGATTGCATCCATCGGCGGGTGGCAAGGAGCCTTGGTTCAAGCCATCCACCATTCGGACCAGAAAGTAATCGAGTGATGTAGCGGCAAGGCCGCTCGGAAAGGACATGACTTGCAGGTTCTCGTACGGGACAACAATGTCGATCAGGCCCTCCGGGTCCTGAAGAAGAAAATGCAGCGCGAAGGGCTTTTTCGCGAGATGAAGGCGCGGAGCGCCTTTGAGAAGCCTTCCGAGAAGAGGGTGCGCGAGAAGGCCGAGGCCGTCAGGCGTGCCCGCAAGCTCGCCCGCAAGAAAGCACAGCGGGAGGGGCTGCTGCCGGCTCCGAAGAAGAAGCCCGTGAGCGCGCGTCGCGCCTGACGGTAGCGCGCTACGGAACAAGGGAGTGAACGAATGACGGCGACCAAGCAGCAGTTTTTCAAGCCGACGAAGGTAAGCGCGGAGGCAAAATCTGCGCAGACCAATTCCATCGCAAGAGGGATCGTTGAGCAGGAGGCGGCAGCGCGGGAAAAGAAGACTGAAAAACTTCGTGCCCTGCGCATGGCCAGGGAGGCTGCCACTCCCGCTCCCCTGCCGGTGCTGAAACGGAAATAGAAATCGGTGTCCTGGAGGGGGCCTTCTTCTATTGGCGGGGCCGTCCATGTCGGCCCGCCAAGCGGTGATCCGTTAGCTCTGTGGTTGACATGTCGGTCTTGGCAAGCCGTGGTCAATCATCGGGCGATTTCTGGGTAAGGCGGCGAGCCGCCCGAAGCGCTGCAGGCGCTCATCATGCCGAGACTGATCGAACGCTCGGACGACCGGCTGGCTTGACACATCTCGCGAACTGTTGAATGACTGCGGCCTCGGCGCTGCCCTGCGGGTATGATGTAATGGTAGCCTGTCAGCTTCCCAAGCTGAACGCGCGGGTTCGATTCCCGCTACCCGCTCCAAAAAATTCAATGCCTTAGCAGTGGCGGCGTGCCACTCGTTTCACTTCATGTCACTCGCCGGTTTTCACCCGCGATTCGGCACGAGCCTGCGCAACCTTCCGGCTGACCTCAAGGCCGTCACCGCGGCTGTACCTTTTCGTCATTTCTGTCGTCGTATGCGTGGCGAGTTCGCGCGCTACCTCAATCGAGCCGGTTGCCTCGATTGTTTCGGAGACCGCGCCAGGCTGCCATTCGCGCCGGCTACAGCGCGAAGACGGCCCAGATGCAGGCAAGCCGCCTGTTATTAAATGTTATGGTCAAGGCAGCAATTTCCGCCGCGATGAAATTGCGCGCCCAGCGCACCGAAGTCACCGCAGATCGCGTGTTGCAGGAGCTGGCGAAAATCGGGTTTGCGGATATCCGCAAGGCGGTGACCTGGCAGACGAGCCTGATCACGGAAGAGGATAATCCCGATGGTGGCGACGTCGCGGTCGTCAAGAACGTCGTGACGAACAACGTGCAGCTCGTCGCGAGCGAGGACATCGACGATGACACCGCGGCGGCCATCGCAGAGATCAGCCAGAACGCGCAGGGCGGCTTGAAGATCAAGCTGCACGACAAGCGGGCGGCCCTCGTCGACATGGGGCGCCATCTTGGAATGTTCACGGACAAGGTAGAGCATTCGGGCGAGGTTGCCGTGACGTTCAACACGATCTACGAGACGAAGCCGGGCAAGTGACCGTCTATGATTTCCGCGTCCGCTGGTATCAGCAGGCGTTTCACAAGGCGCTTGTCGGAGGGCAGAAAAGGCGCCTGATCGAAATCGCCCATCGGCGGTGGGGAAAGGATGAAATCGTCCTTCACGGCTTCAGGGAGCTCTCCCGTAACCGTATCGGAACCTACTGGCACTGTTTTCCCGAATATGCCCAGGCGCGCAAGGCGATCTGGAACGGCATCAACGGCCATACGGGAAAGCGGCGCATCGACGAGGCTTTCCCGCCAGAGATCTGAAAGCGGGTCAACGACAACGACATGTTTATCGAGACCATTTGGGGCTCGACATGGCAGTTGTTGGGCTCGGATCGCTACGACGCCACCGTCGACTCTGGTCCTGTCGGCATTGCCTATTCCGAATGGGCGCTCTGTAACCCAGCCGCGTGGGCATACCACAAGCCGATGATCGAGGAGTCGCAAGGGGTCGCGGCGTTCATCACAACGCCGCGCGGCAACAATCACGCCAAGACCATGTATGACCGGGCGGTCGGAAACGATCACTGGTTCGCTGAATTGTCGAGCGTGAGGGAAACCGAAGCCCTCAGCGCCGAACAACTGGCGGAGAGCCTGTCGGAATACCAGGCGCTCTATGGCGCTGACCTTGGTTTGGCGATGTTCGAGCAGGAATATTACTGCTCGTTCGCTGGCGCGACAGTGGGGGCCTATTGGGGGTCGGAGCTTGCGGCGGCGGAGCGTGAAAACCGCATCTGCGCAGTCGAGATCGACGAGAAGTTTCCGGTCCATATGCCATCTCCTCAGCGCTCTTCGCGGCCATCTTCCTGATCGGCATCATGGTCTTCGGCCGCGCATGGTCCCGCAACATCGCTATCGGTGCCGCCTTCCTCGCTTGCGCCTCGCAGTTCCTGGCGCAAGACCCGGCCGCCTACAAAGCGTCGATCTACAGCGCCTACGCCGCGTTCGTGGCCGCGCTGCTGGCATATCTCTGGCTGCTCCTCGGCCACTGAACCACCTCCACAACAGATAGGACATTCGCATGAGCGTCGAAGCACTCAATGCGTCGTTGAACTCGTCAACACCATCAAAGCCGCTGGCGATCCTTCGAAGATCGACGAGCGGATTTCACAGAGATTGGATCAAGACCGCCGGAACGGGGAAATTGAAACGGTCGTCGACCGCGTGTCCAAGGACATGCCGTTGTATGACCAGATCCCCGAACCCGATCTGGTGAGCTTCATCCACATGGCGAAGCAGAAGCTTGGCGGTTCCGCCTCTCATGAGGCCGTTCTGAAGCGCGCTTACGACATGGCTGTCAACGCAGACCCCGACCTTCGGGCGAAGGCTGCCGCGCTTCAGGGCGCCGCAACCGACGATGCCGAACGTGTCGCGGCGGCGAAGAGAGCGAACGCAACCAACCTCCGTTCAACATCGAGTGGCAAGGCCCGCGAGCTTACCCAAGAGGAAGAGCTGGGCGCCATCTACGATAAGCACAAAGGATAATCCCGATGGCAGGACCATCCGCGATTTTCACGGAAATGGTGACGACGACCCTTCGCAACTCGCCGAAGGAAATCGCCGACAACGTTTCCAAGCATAACGCCCTTCTGAACATCCTGAAGAAGAAGGGGAAGATCATCAATCTCGACGGCGGCTCTGAAATCCAGATCCCGCTCGAGTACGGTGAGAACAGCACCTATCTGTACATCGCGCAGCACAAGGATGCGCAGTGGTCGCAGGACGATGAGAAGAAGCCCGTCAACCAGGACGCCGTCGTCATTCCCTACTTCTGGCAGGGGAACATGGTCTGCTCGAACCGCTCGCTTCAGGGCGTGCTGCTCGACGCGGCATAAGGAGAAACGATCATGGTTGCACTCGTTGGCGCAAACCTCACCCAGACCTATACCGCGGCAGACCTTACCGGGATCGAATCCGGCAAGGCTCCGGGCGTCGGCGACCGTTTCGTGTCGTCCGACAACAAGAGCTATCGCTTCGTGCGCTATCTCGCCGGCTCCGGCCCCGTCGCGGCCGTCGCTGGAAATGCCGTCTACATCTACGCGCCGAGCGGCGTATCGACGGGCGTCACGAACGACGTCACGTCCGATCTTTCGGATAGCTCCGAGATCGCGGCCGGCGTCCTCATGTCCGCTCCTGCGTCCGGTGACTATTGCTGGATCCAGACGCGCGGCGTGGTCACGCTGACGCCCGCGCTAACGGCCGGCGCAGACGGTGACCCGGTAACGGCTTCCGGCGCGACGGACGGCACGCTCGACGTCGTTGCGGCGGTTACGGACCCGGTGGCGGGCTATGCGGTCGACGCCTCGGCGAAGATCGTCTTCCTGACCTGCCCGGACTGATCCTTACAGATCGCTACAGACGGCTACAGGGGGCGGCTTTCGGGCCGCCTTCTCCTTTCCACCTTCCAAGAAAGCGAAAACCATGTCCGACAATTCAAAGCCCTTGGTCATTGTCCTGGGGTTCTTTCAGACGTTCGAGCGCGTTCCCGTCAAAGGGGATGAACTCACCGACGAGATCGACGACCGCGGCTTCAAGCTGGATGCACGAGGCCGGCGCATCATGGAGAATGTCGCAACCGATTGGGTGACGTATGCGCCGGCACATTCGCCGCTCCATACCGGAACCTCTGATCGCGTTCGCCATCTTCAGCCGAATGACGACCTGCTTTCCAGCGAGAACGGCGAGAAGAAACTGTTCATCCAGGCGCGATGGGCCGCCATCGAGCCTCATTACGAGGCATGGAAGGCCAACTACGAGCTTCCGATCAGCGGCACGCCGCTGGCGCAGTGGCCGGGCGTTTCTACCGCCATGGCTGATGAACTGAAGCGCTACAGCATCCGCACCGTCGAGGATGTCCGCGACATCGCGGAAAGCATGATCGACCGTATCCGCCTGCCGAATATGCGCAGCTTGCGCGACCAGGCGCGTGCTTTCCTCGAAAACGTGAGGGTGTCCGAAGCCGCCACACGTGAGGTCGAGCGCGACGAGGAGATTGCCGCACTGAAGGCGGCGATGGCTGAACAGCAGGCGGCGATGGCCGAGCAGCAGGAACAGCTTATCGCGGCGATGGCGCTCCTTGAGGAAAAGGCGGCCGGCGATTCGTCCGAGCTCGATGACCTGCGCAAGAAGCTCGACGACAAGGGCGTGAAGTACCACCACAAGGCCGGCGTCGATACGCTGAAGGCTCTTCTCGCCGAGGCCGCGTAAATGACGCTCCTTTCGGTCGTTCAGAACGTCTGCCTGGTCGTCGGGCTGGCAAAGCCCGATCAAGTGGCCGCCTCGACCGACCGGGAGATGCAAGAAATGATGCGGGTTGCGAATGAGGTCGCGATCCGCATCAGAGATGCCGAATTCGACTGGCAGGCGCTGCAGGTCCAGACGACGCTGACCGGTGACGGAACGGCGGTCGATTTCAACCTGCCGGAAGATTATGCCCGGATGCCGACGAAAGCGTCGATCTGGTCTAGTCGCTGGTCGTGGTCGCTGCAGCAGGTGCCCAGCACCGACGCATGGCTTGAACTGCAGGCGGTGCCGGTTATGGCCGTCGTCGGCCGGTGGATCACCTTCGCGGACCAGATGCACATCCTGCCGGCGATGGCGACGGGCGAGACAGCGAAATTCTTCTACATCTCCGGCCTGATCGTGAAACCGTCGAACGGTTCGAACAAGGCGCTCTTCGACGCCGACACGGATACGTTCCGCTTGTCGGAGCGCGTGCTTGAACTCGGCATGATCTGGCAATGGCGCAGCCAGAAGGGCCAGCTCGGACAGGATGACGAGGATAATTACAGCCGGGCGCTCTACACGGCGATGAACAACGATAACGGGTCGAAACCGATTGTCAGCGGGAACGCTCGCGTTCGCTTCCGCGATGCCCGGACGGCGTTCCCCTACACGGTGGGCAACTGATGGTGTTCCAGTCACGCAAGGGCCGGCAGTCAGGCCCGAAACAGACCCGTCCGGGCAGCTTCCAGCCGCCAGTTCGCGGATGGATCGCGAACGAGCCCTTCGCCTTCGGCAAGCCCGGCGGCGCGCTGATACTCGACAACTGGCTTCTGACGCCAACCGGTGCCCGCGTGCGTGGCGGATCGCTGAAGTATGCGACGATCTCGACCGGCCCTGTCACGAAGATGTGGACCTTCAAGAGCGGGCAGGTTCAGGAATTCTTTGCGGCCGACGCGAACCATATCTTCAACATCACGAACGTGGCTGACCGAGATGTGATCCCGGCGCCCGCTGTGTCCGGGCAGACCTCGGGATACTACTCGACGGCGCAGTTCGGGACGGCCGGCGGAAACTATCTCTCGGTCGTGAACGGCAGCGACACGCCGAAACTCTATGATGGCGTTGCCTGGGCCAACCACGCTTTCACGGGGCTTACTCAGGTTTCCGAGCTTTCATTCGTCTGGTCGTTTGCGAACCGTCTCTGGTACGTCCGCAAAAACACGATGACCGCCTATTACCTGGGCGTTGACGCTATTAACGGGGCGCTCACGCCCTTCAGCCTTGCCGGCATCTTTCAGGAAGGCGGCTCGCTGCTGTTCGGCGGAAAGTGGTCGCTCGATTCCGGCGACGGCCTCGACGACAAGTGCGTCTTCGTGTCGACCGAGGGCGAGGTCGCCGTATATCAGGGCACGGACCCGAGCGATGCCAACAATTGGCAGAAGGTCGGCGTCTACATGATCACGCCGCCGATGGGGCAGAGCTGCACCATGCAGGCCGGTGGCGACCTGCTGATCGGGACGCGCGACGGGATCGTTCCGATTTCCGAGGCGGTGAACAAGGATGCCGCTGCGCTGTCTCTGTCTGCCGTCACGAAGAACATCGGGCCGGCTTGGAAGAAGCAGGTCCAGATCCGCGACCGCTTCCCATGGGAAATCATGAAATGGCCCTCCATGAACATGATGGTGGTTTCCTTGCCGGTGCCGGATACGGGAATTGACCCGATCTGCTATGTCGCCAACCTCGAAACCGGCGCGTGGGGCCGATATGTCGGCTGGGAGAAGCTGTTTCGCTTCGGTCGGTCTTTGCTCGTTTTACGCGGGTTCTGCTTTCGCCCTTCGAGTGGCTCTATGCCAGGTCGTGGCGTCTGGCGCTGGAATCGAGCGCGCAGACGTTGAGCGAGACGCTTGACGGCTGGGAGGCGGACTATGGGCTGCCGGATCGCTGCTTCGTTGGTGATCAATCCGCGACGCAGCGGCTTGCCGCTCTCCGTAGGAAAGTTAATGCGGCTCCGGTCTCAGTCCCCGAGGATTTCGTACGGCTCGCGGCCGAATTCGGCTTCGAGATCGAGATCGAGGAGCCTTGTATCTTCGAATGCGGCTTTTCGGAATGCGGAAGTTACCACCCGGTCGGATCGCCGATGGAGGAAACATACTGGATCGTGCGCGTCAAAGGCGTGGCGATCAGCTACTTCGAGATCGGCGTAATACGCCGCCTCGCTGACTTCGACTCTTTAGCCTTCCCAAAGTGGGGTGAATCTGAATCTCTGGTGCAAACCGGAGGTCTGCGATGCGATCAGGGATTT